CAGCATTGCTCAGATGAGGGTGCTGTCTATATCAATCTCGCTTATTCAAGGAGACACTAAATGGTTTATTTTCCCGATCTGTCCAAGCTGGACACGTATGCAATTGGTTTCAATGACATTCAAAAACGTTTGTTTGAGGCTTCTGAGAGCCTAGCTAAGGCTGTTCCAGGTTGGCCGCCCTACAATATCGTCAAGGTTGATGATAACAAGTATGTGATCGAAGTTGCTGTTGCCGGTTTCGGTCGCTCAGACCTTGAGCTTGAAATTCATGACAACAAGCTTCTGATTCGTGGCCATGCTAAGAACGATGAGAATGGTCCGACATTCCTTCACAAGGGAATTGCAGATCGTGCCTTCCGCCGTGAATTTCATCTGGCTGACACCATTGAGGTGAAGAATGCTGAGATGGTTAACGGTCTTCTGAAGGTGTGGCTGGAGAATATCATCCCCGATAATAAGAAGCCTCGCAAGGTGGATATCACAGATCCATCAACAGAAAACCAACAACTAAACGGCTGATTAAATCAGCCCAACTCAGGGGAGAGGTTCAGCCTCTCCCCTTTCTTATTGGAGAAAGAGATGTTAGAGAAGATTAAAACTTTCGCAGATAGATTTGCTGTGATATATACAGAGTGGCGCATGAGTCGTGAAGTTGCATATACTCTCGCCGACCACAGAATTGCCAAAGAGCAGCGTCAACTGCTTCAGGCCCGTCTTGATGAATTAAACTCTCGTCACTAAGGAGAAACCAATGCTGACAGCAGAAACCCTACGCAAGTGCTTCCCCAAGGCTAACCCGAATAATCTCAATGCGTATGCAGATGCGCTTATCGCAGCTTGCGAGGAATTTGAGATTAATACACCTAAGCGCCTCGCTGGGTTTCTGTCGCAGGCGGCGCATGAGTCCGCGCAGTTTTCGGCCATTAAGGAAAATCTAAACTATAAGGCCGCGGCCCTAACTGCGCTCTTTGGTTCTCGTATCACCGCTGCTCAGGCGGCTGAGGTTGGTCGTGACGATGCGACTAAGAAGCCCGCTAATCAGGAAGGCATCGCAAACATCATCTATGGTGGTGCATGGGGTGCAAAGAATCTTGGTAACGTGAATGAGGGCGACGGTTGGGCTTTCCGTGGTCGCGGTCTAATTCAGCTAACAGGTCGTAGCAATTATACGCGATGCGGTCAGGGTCTCGGTAAGGATCTAACTACCGACCCGTCATATCTTGAAACGCCTGAGGGTGCTGCTCGTTCGGCCGCTTGGTTCTGGAAGTCTCGTGGTCTGAATGAAGTGGCTGACACTGGTGATGTTCGTAAGATGACAAAGCTTGTCAACGGTGGCGATCTTGGTCTCGCAGATCGTGAGCATCACTACCATGAAATTCTGGGTGTGCTAGGCGATCACTAATGCCTAAGAAGTACCCGGTGATCGGTCTAAAGCTGATCACCGGTGAAGACGTTATCTCCCATGCTCGGTTTGAGGAATCAGATCGAGCATGGACTCTCTTCAATCCAGGACTACTAGTTGGCATGACAAATAGTGCAGGCGCGCCATCAGTAGGCATAACTGATTACATCCCATTTACGTCTAACAAAGCTATAAAAATTTATGAGAGAAATATTCTCTTTATATACGATCCGGATAATGAAATGACCACGGGTTATCATGGTAAACTTGACTCAGAAGAGTTGCCTAAAAACGAGAACATTGTACCCTTTACACGCAAGTAATAACCGTATATAATGGTGGCATGACAAAATTCTATACCTTTGCCTTTCAAATCGGTGATACCATTCACGTGCGCGGCTACGAGAATGGTATCCGCTTTTCTGATCGTATCAAATATCAGCCGACTCTTTTCGTACCATCCAAGGGTGGTCATGCCAAGTCTGGTTGGCGCAATATGTTTGGGCAAGCAGTTGAGCCCATGCAATTTGAGCGCATTCGCGAGGCCAAAGACTTTATCGAAAAATACAGCGATGTATCTAACTTCGATATCTATGGTCTGCCGCGATTCCAGTATGCATTCCTCAATGAGGAATACCCTGGTGAAATCCAATATGATCGTGATCTGATTGAGATTGCCAATCTTGATATCGAGGTCGGTTCTGAAAATGGCTTCCCGACCCCAGAGCTAGCCCAAGAACCAATCACAGCTATCACACTAAAGCGCGGTAAGAAAATCATTGCAATGGGTTGCGGTGACTATCGACCGTCGCATCATGCTGTGCGATATATTCGATGCCGCGATGAGCGCGACCTGCTAGAGACGTTTCTGATCGAATGGGAGCGCGGGTATCACCCCGAGATTGTCACCGGGTGGAATATCACATTCTTCGATATTCCCTATCTTGTCAATCGTATCTCTAAGGTGCTAGATGAGAAGGCTGCAAAGCGACTGTCGCCTTGGGGCTTTATCTCGCAGCGCACGACCAATATCATGGGTAAGACGCAGACGGCAGTTGATATTGCCGGCGTCTCTACGCTAGACTATCTTGAACTCTACAAGAAGTTTACGTATTCGCAGCAAGAGTCATATCGCCTTGATCATATCGCCCACGTTGAACTCGGTGAGAAGAAGCTAGACTATTCTGAATATGGCTCGCTGCACAAGCTTTACAAAGAGAACTATCAAAAGTTTATTGACTATAACATCAAAGACGTTGAGCTTGTTGATCGCCTCGATGAGAAGATGAAGCTTATCGACATGGTTCTCGCACTCGCATATGACGCCAAGGTCAACTACACCGACGTATTCACACAGGTTAAGATGTGGGATGTACTAATCCACAATCACCTGTGGAAGAAGAAGGTGTGTGTGCCTATGACTGGTGGCGGCAGCAAGGACGAGGCCTATGTCGGCGCATATGTCAAAGAACCCATCGTGGGCGCGCATCAATGGGTTCTGTCTTTCGACCTGAACTCTCTGTACCCGCATCTTATCATGCAGTATAACATCTCGCCTGAGATGCTTGACAGAGAGCATCGTGTCGATATTACTGTCGATCAATTGCTTGATTCTAACTTCACGCCACCGACGCGAGAAGGCTACAGTCTTGCAGCCAACGGTCGATACTTCAGTAATGCGCGACAGGGTTTTCTGCCTGAGATGATGGAGCGCATGTATGATAGTCGCTCCGAATACAAGCGCAAGATGATTCAGGCTCAGAAAGATGTTGAGTCGGCCAAGACACCTCAAGAAAAGCGAGAGCATGAGAAGGCTGTATCTCGATACAAGAACATGCAGCTTGCAAAGAAGGTTCAGCTAAACTCAGCTTACGGTGCAATCGGCAACCCTTACTTTCGATTCTATGATCTTAATCAAGCCACAGCTATCACCGTTGGTGGTCAGCTTTCTATTCGCTGGGCTGAGGTCAAGATCAATGAGCATATCAACAAGCTGCTCGGCACAACCGACAAAGACTATGTGATTGCGGTTGATACTGACAGTCTTTACATTACCCTTGATGATCTAATCAAGAAGATGTTCAAAGATAAAGACCCGACGAAGGAGCAGATTGTCAACTATCTCGACAAGGCTGCATCGCAAGGCTTTGAACCTATCATTGATCGCATCTATTCTAGCCTGCAAGAGCATATGAATGCTTTTGCCCAGAAGATGTCGATGAAGCGCGAGGTTATTGCAGACCGCGGTATCTGGACTGGTAAGAAGCGATACATTCTCAATGTGCATGACTCTGAGGGCGTGCGATATGAGAAGCCAAAGCTAAAGATGATGGGTATCGAGGCTGTCAAGTCTTCAACGCCAGGCGCATGTCGAAAGGCAATTAAGGATGCGCTTGATATCATCATGAACAAAGATGAGGCAACCCTTCAAGAATTTGTCGCATCTTTCCGTGAGCAATTCAACAAGCTTCCGTTTGAAGATGTTGCATTCCCTCGCGGCGTGCAGGGTCTGACAAAGTATTCGCGCGCAGAAAAGGGCATACCGATTCATGTGCGTGCGAGCCTTGCATATAATCGTCGCCTTAAGCAGCTTGGGCTTGATAAGACATATCAAACAATCAAAGACGGCGAGAAGGTTAAGTTTTGTTATCTTAAGATGCCAAACACGTTGGGTGAGAATGTTTTGGCTATCCCATCTATGCTACCGCCCGAGTTTGATGTGAGTCAATACATAGACTACAGAATGCAGTTTGACAAAGCATTCCTTGACCCGCTTCGTTCGATCCTAGACGTGATCGGTTGGCAGGATGAGGATCGGCCCACCCTAGCGAAGTTTTTCACCTAATGTCATATCTAAATCACAACCTACCGACATTCACCTGCTACATGCGGAATGAATATCTGTATAATCATGAGAAGGGTCACGGTGAATTTACGCTATGCGATGTGCATAGCGTTGCAAGCATGGAGAAGCGCGTGCCTCTCTTTGAAGCCTTTCTAGATAATGGTGTCAACTGGACTCGTCGCCCGTTGATGGCCTTCTGCTGGAAGACAGACGCACCAGTTCCAAAGATTGAAGATTGCTATTACTGGAACTGCTTTAGCCCGTATATTGACGTTAATATTCGCACTCGTATGGCTGGCTTGCGCGCACAACTAATTCGTTGTGACGGTAGCCGTATTGGTGGTGAATATATGTTTACTATGGATTGGTCATGGGAGAACAAGGGTATTCTAGACACAAACTTTAGTGAAACGCCTGAGCATAAGTGCGCGCATATGTTCAAGGTTGATGATGGTAATTTCTATGCATACCCCAACAATAGGATTATATGGCATGATGATGCGTGGATTGATGTACCACTTAGAAGTAACCCAGGATATCAGATTGACATGACAGTATATTCCGTAGAAAATAAGCGTAATCAAATCACAGACAACAGCTATATGACAGAATTCAAATCAACCAAGACACAAGGAGATAATACATGAGTAAAGATTTCTTTCGCGATATGGTAAAGCAAATCGCAGATGTTGATACACACATTGCAGATGATGGTCTGCATTCGTCAGAATTTGCGGGCACGATGGACACGGGTTCATACCTGCTGAATGCGGCCCTGTCGGGTAGCATCTATGGTGGTGTGCCTAACAACAAGATCACAGTATTTGCTGGCGAGAGCGCAACTGGTAAGACGTTCTTCGTTCTTGGTCTGGTGCAGCAGTTTCTTAAGGACAATCCTGATGCTGGTGTCATCTATTATGATACCGAAGCAGCCGTGACAAAGGAAATGTTTGTCGCTCGCGGCATTGACCCGCGCCGCGTTGTCATTTCAGAGCAGGCTACTGTGCAGGGCTTCCGCACACATGCGATGCGTATTCTTGACAACTATCTGAAGGTGCCTGAGAAGGAGCGCCCGAAGATGCTCATGGTGCTTGACTCGCTTGGTCAGCTTTCGACTGAGAAAGAGATGGAAGATATCTCTGAGGGTAAGAACACCCGCGACATGACTCGGTCGCAGCTTATTCGCGGCGCATTTCGTGCGCTGTCTCTTAAGCTGGCCCGGGCTAATGTGTCACTGCTGGTGACAAATCATATTTTCAATGTGATCGGTGCATATGTTCCCACAAAGGACATGGGTGGTGGTGAAGGTCTGAAGTATGCTGCCTCGCAAATTCTCTTCCTGTCGAAGAAGAAAGATCGTGACGGCACAGAAGTTGTGGGCAACATTATTCATTGTCGCCTGGCCAAGAGTCGCTTTACTAAGGAGAACAAGTCAATTGATGTGAGGCTTTCTTATGATGACGGCCTGAATAGATACTACGGACTTCTTGACTTGGCTGAGAAACATGGTATAATCAAGAAGGTATCAAATCGATTTGAAATGCCAGACGGCGGTAAGTGGTATGGTAAGCAGATCGAAGAAGACCCGGAGCGGTTCTTCACTAAGAGTTTGCTTGATGCGATTGATGCCGCAGCAGGTAAGGAATTTAAGTATGGTCAAGGTCAGATGACGGAGAATGAAGATGAAGAGGAAGATACCGAATCAGCCGTTGGCTGAGTATACTGTCATAGATGAGCCGTCGATGACGGACCATCTATGCTTCGGTATTACGAATGGTAAGTTTGCCGGTACCAATTTCTATTTTCAGACAGTCAAGGTAAATGATATGGATGATGGTGAGGGTAATGCAACCCTCTCCTTCACCTATAAGATTTTAACTTCTACCTGGGAACAGACACCGGACATGCTTAAGGGCTTTGAGCATGTTCTAGCTTCTATTTTGTATCACGTAGTTCTAACAACCGCAGAGATGAATAATGCGAATCGAAACGACGGTGCTGAGGCATCTGGTTCATGATGAAGAATATGCGCGCAAGGTTTTGCCTTTCGTAAGTGAGAAGTATTTCAATGATGCAGCTGAAAAGCTGATCTACTCTAATATCTCTACCTTTGTTGAGAAGTATAATTCTCTACCGAGTCGTGAAGCCCTTGCCATCGAGATTGACA